CATCGCCTGCTCGGTCGCGGGCGAGTGGACCTTCAAGTGGGTCGGCACCGGCGACGTTGTCGACACCGAGGTCGGCACCTGGACGGTGCTGGACACGGCGCTCGGCCGGCTCTACGCCACGGTGCAGATGCTCAAGTCCCGGCTGGGCAACATCACCGACACGCGGGACGACTACGAGCTTCACACCGCCTGCTTCGCCGCGTCGCGGATGGTGGAGCACTACTGCCAGCGGGTGTTCTGGCGTGGCACGTCCGAGGCGCGCACGTTCGTCCCGGACGACCCGTACTGTCTGCGGCTGCCGGTGTTCAACGATCTGATCTCGGCCAGCGCACTGAAGACCGACGCGACCGGCGACGGCGTGTTCGAGGTGACGTGGGCGGCCAGCGACTTCCAGCTCAGGCCGGTCAACCCCGGTGCGGCGCCGGAGGTCCGGCCATTCACAAAGATCCAGGCCGTCGGGTCGCGGACTTTCCCGCTGCCGTTCGCGCTGCTGGCCCGTGACGACCGGGTGGAGATTACCGGCGTGTGGGGGTGGCCGGCGGTGCCGTACAGCGTGCGCCAGTCCGCGGTCATCACCGCCGCCGAGCTGTGGCGGTCGAAGTCCACGTTCGAGGCGCGTGGCGGCTTCGACGAGACGACCGGCTTCATGCTGCGGCGTAACCCGTTCGCGCTGGACCTGCTCAAGCCGTACCGGCGGACCCCGGTGCTGGTGGCGTGATGGCCAGCGTGCAGGACATCCGCGCGGGGATCAAGGCCCGGCTGGACACGATCTCGGGCCTGCGCGCGCACGGGGCCATGCCGGACCAGATCAACCCACCGGCCGCGGTGGTGTCCCGCCGCTCAACCACCTTCGACTCGACGCTGGACGGCGAGTCCGACGACCTGACGTTCGCGGTGACGCTGTTCGTCGCATGGGTCACGGACCGGGCGCCGGAGCAGCTCGACGCCTACCTGGCCGGCTCGGGCGCGTCGTCGGTCCGCGCGGCGGTGCTGGCCGACCCGACGCTTGGCGGCACGGTCGACTGGGCGCATGTGACGGGTGTGGAGCGGGACCGTGCGGTGGAGTGGCCGCCGAACAGCGGCGCCATGTACCTGGCCGCCGACGTGGTCATCGAGGTGGGCTGATGCGCATCGTCGTCTGCCATCCGGGGCCGTCGTTTTCCGTGGCGGATGTCCACGCCGGCTGGGTTGAGGCGCTGCGCGAGCTGGGCCAGCACGTGATCGAGTTCAATCTCGACGACCGGTTGGTGCTCTACGACTCGGCGTACCTTCAAGTGGATAAGGGCAAGTTCAAGAAAGCGGTGCCGCCGGAGACGGCGGTGGAGCTGGCGGTCAACGGCCTGTACGCGACGCTGTACAAGACCCGGCCGGATGTGCTGCTGGTCGTGTCCGCGTTCATGGTGCCGCCGGAGCTGCTGGACCTGGCGCGCTGGTACGGCACACGGGTGGTGGTGCTGCACACCGAGGCGCCGTACGAGGACACGCGGCAGTTGGCGGTGGCGCCGCATGCGGATCTGAACCTGCTCAACGACCCGGTCAGCATCGACCGGTACCGGCAGGTGGCGCGCACCGAGTACGTGCCGCACAGCTACCGGCCCGGCCTGCACTGTCCCGGCCCGGCCGAGCCGGAGTTGAAGTGTGACCTGGCGTTCGTGGGTACCGGGTTCGAGTCCCGCATCGCGTTCTTCGGGGCGATGGACCTGTCCGGGTTGGACGTGCTGCTGGGCGGCAACTGGCAGCGGCTGGCGGAGGGCTCACCGCTGCGCCGGTACGTCGGTCACGACATCAAGCAGTGCCTGGACAACGCGGACGGTGTCCGCATCTACCGCTCGGCGCGCGCCGGCCTGAACTTGTACCGGCGGGAGACCGACGACGGCGACTCCGCGGCCGGGTGGGCGATGGGCCCGCGCGAGGTGGAGATGGCCGCGGTCGGCCTGCCGTTCGCACGCGACCCGCGCGGTGAGGGCGACGAGCTGCTGCCGATGCTGCCGACATTCACCACGCCGGGCGAGGCGGTCGACCTGGTGCGTTGGTGGCTGGCGCATGAGGACGCGCGGTCCGACGCGGCACGTCGGGCACGGGAGGCGGTCGCCGACCGGACGTTCAAGAATCACGCGGCGTGGATGCTCAGGCTCCTCGACGCCTAACTGTGGCGGTCTAACCGGGTACGAAGGGATTGATCAAATTGGCTAGGATAGCGGGCAGGAACGGCCGGGTGTACCTGGCAATCGCGTCCGGCGGCGTGGCTGAGCCGATCGCGTACTTGAACAGCTGGTCAATCTCGTTCAATAGTGAAAAGCCAGAGGTGACAGCGTTCGGTGACGAAAATCGCACCTATGTGGCCGGGCTGCCGGACGCCAGCGGTGACTTCGCGGGCTTCTACGACGACGCGACCGAGCAGTTCTACACGGCCGCGGTCGACGGGGTGGAGCGCCGGTTCTACCTGTACCCGTCCACCAGCGACAACACCCAGTACTTCTACGGTGAGATCTTCCCGGACATGTCGATCAACGCGACGGTGTCCGGCGCGGTGGAGATTTCATCGTCGTGGAACGCGGCGAGTGCGATCACGAAGAAGCCCTAATCGCGGGGATGGCTGGCGCGCATTGTCAGGACCCAGCGGTCGCCTCACAGGAAACGACAGCGTACCCACCGCGGGATCTGTTCTCCGCGACCACGCGGCCATCGACCGTGATGCGGCAGGTGATCGTGCCGTATCCGCGGTTGTTCTGCGCCACGATCACTAGTGGTGTCCCCGGGTCGACGGTGACCGGGAGTCCGCGTTCGCCGTTGGTGCGGGTCATGGGGACATCGGGACTGAACTGCCGTATGCCCGTTGGGGTATGGATGGTCACTTCCGCCCAGTCGGTCGAGCCGTCCACTTCATAGAGGACTTCGTGGCTGATCGGTGTCACTGGATCAGGAGCGACGATGGGATCGCTCGTATCGTCGCGGCCGCTAAAGGCAATGATCGCCGCAATCAAAGCTCCAGCCGCTACCAGCGCGGCTATGGCGATCAGGGGTGCGGCTGGAGTGGTGGGGTCCGGTTCTTGTGGTGGCTGTTCTGGCGTGGCGTCGGTGGTGGTCATGTCACGGACGGTACCCCAGGCATTCAATCGAGCTACCGCATGATCAGTCATCCCGACTGGCCGAAAGGTTGACATGTGATCCCTGAGATCCGCGTGGACGGGGCTAACCGGCTGGCGCAGGTGTCGCGGGCGCTCAAGGCCGCCAGTCCGCACCTGCGCCGCGAGCTGGCGAAAGGCATCCGTGAGGGTACGGAGCCGGTCAAGCAGGAGGCGTTGGCCAATATCCTGCCGACCCTGCCGCGTGGTGGCGGCCTGGCCCAGGACGTGCTCGACGACACGAAGATCGTCACGCAGCGGCGGGGTGGTTCGGCGAACCCGGGGATCCGGCTACGGGCCCGTTCGCGTCGCAACGTCCGCCGGTTCGACCGCGGCAGCGTGCGGCATCCGCTGTTCGGCGACAAGGAGCACTGGTTCACGCAGAAGGTCGAGCCGGGCTGGTTCACGGTGCCGGTGCTGCGTTCGGGTGACCGGCTGCGGCGGGTGCTGTTGGAGCACATCGACAGGGTGGCGCGGAAGATCGGAGAGTCGGCACGGTGAGGATCAGGGCGCACTACCTCGACGGCACCACGCAGGACGCGGTCATCGGGTCGCGCGAGCAGGTGCAGTTGGAGCGCAAGTTCGACATCAACTTCGCGACCGCGTTCGACGTGAAGTCCGGCCGGGTGGAGATGGTGTACTACCTGGCCTGGTGTGGGCTGCGCAACGCCGGCCAGGATGTGCCGGAGGACTTCGACGCGTTCCTGGCGCTGCTTCGGGACGCGGAGCCGCTGGCGGACGATGATGCCGTCCGCCCTACGAGGCGGGCTCGGCGACCCGCGGGCTCGTCCTCCTGAGCATTCTCACCCACATTCCCTTTTCGACGCTGGCCGCCGAGGACTCGCGGATCATCGCCACGTACATGGAGCTGATGCAGGAGCTGCGGGGAGGCGAGGATGGCCGCTAGGGCACAACGCATCACTGGCCCCCCGGAAGTTCGGTTCTGGCCCAAGGTCGACAAGGGTGGCGATTGTTGGATCTGGACTGCGGCCAGGCAGCCGAACGGCTATGGCCGTTTTGGTGTCGAGCTTGGTCGTACCGTGCTCGTGCATCGCTGGTCGTATGAGCAAGCATACGGTCCGATTCCAGATGGCCTCGTGATCGACCACCTCTGCCGTAATACGGCATGCGTGCGCCCAGAGCATCTAGAGGCGGTGCCGCAGAGTGTCAACTGTCTTCGTGGAGACTCCGGCAAAGCGTGGGGCGATCACCAGCGCGCTAAGACGCATTGTCCCGCCGGGCATCCATACGACGCGGTGAATACGTACGTTTGCAGGCAGGGTAAGCGGAGTTGTAGAAACTGTCAGCGTACCGGCGACCGCATACGCAAACGCCGTTATCGGGCTGCTAGGCGGGCGGCGTAATGGCCGCCACTAAGACTGCGCTGTTCTTTGAAGTATTCGCGAAAGATCGCACTACCCGCACGTTCGCCGGCATCTTCAAGAGCACCGACACTCTCGCAGGCAAGATCTCCGCGCTTGGCAAGCTGGCCCTTGGCGCCGCCGCTACCGGGTTCGCCACGCTGGCCGGTATTGGCACCAAGGCGTTCCTGGACTTCGACGACAAGATGACCCAGTCGCTCGCCATCATGGGCGAGATCTCGGGTCCAATGCGCGAGCGCATGGAGAACGCCGCTCGGCAGGTGGCCAAGACGACTCGGTTCAGTGCCGCGCAGGCAGCCGAGTCGTACTTCTTTCTTGCCTCCGCTGGCCTGAGCGCCGAGCAGTCGATCAGTGCGATGCCGCAGGTGGCCAAGTTCGCGACCGCTGGCATGTTCGACTTGGCCAGGGCCACGGACCTGGCCACCGACGCGCAGTCGGCGCTGGGCCTGGTCGCCAAGGACCCGGCACGGAACCTGGAGAACCTGACCCGGGTGACCGACGTGCTCACCGCAGCGAACATCCTCAGCAACGCGACGGTGGAGCAGTTCAGTACGTCGCTGACCACCAAGGCGGGTCCGGCGCTGCGGGCGGTCGGTAAGGACATCGAGGAGGGTGTGGCGGTCCTGGCGGCGTTCGCGGCGCAGGGCATCAAGGGTGAGGAGGCCGGCACCCAGCTCGCGATCGTCATGCGGGACCTCCAGACCCGGGCGCTGGCGAACAAGGACGCGTTCGAGCGCGCCGGGGTGGCGGTGTTCGACAGCAGCGGCGAGATGAACAACCTTGGTGACATCATCGGGCAGCTTGAGCGGCGGCTGTCCGGCATGTCGGACGCGGCCAAGCGGGCGGAGCTTGCCCAGCTCGGGTTCACTGACAAATCGGTCGGCGCGCTGCTGGCGCTGCTGGGCATGTCGGACCAGATCAAGCAGTACGAGGCCGATCTGCGGGGGATGGCCGGCGTCACCGAAGATGTCGCGAAGAAGCAGGACGAAGCCTTCGCCGGCAAGCTCCGCATGGTTCAGAACCGCGTGATCGACTTCGGCATCACGATCGGCAAGGCGTTGGTGGTCGCGACGTTCGCGGTCGGTGAGACGGTCGGCGAGATGGGCCGCATGTTCGGCGACCTGCCCGCACCGGTGAAGGTCGCCACGGTGGGGCTGCTCGGCCTCGCCGTGAGCGTGCCGCTGGTGATCGGCGCACTGCGCAAGCTGCGGGCGATGGCGCGATCTGTTCAGCTCGCGCTGGCCGCGATGTCCACCACCGCCAGATTCGCCACCCTCTCAGCCGGGGCTATCGGTATCGCACTGGCTGCCGGAGCTGCCGTCCTGGCGTTCTACGCGCGGAAGAACATCCAGGCCGAGGAGCGGGTCGACGCGCTGACCGACTCGATCGATAGGCAGACACATGCGCTGACCAAGAACACCCGCATATTGGCGTTTAAAAATCTCGAGGAAGACGGCGCGATCGCCAACGCGAAGAAACTCGGCATTGACCTGAACACGCTCGCGGACGCCTATCTCGGCGATGCACACGCTATCCAGGTGGTCAACAGTCAGCTTGAGGCTCACATCGGGAAGACGCAGGAGGCGTCGCGGTTCAACGATGTCGCCCAGGAGAAGTTGACCGAGGAGGCCGAGGCGGCGGCGCTGCTCAGCGGTGCGATCTCAGAGGGCAACATCCAAGTTGACGAGGCGATCCAACGTAGTCGCGACCGGGCCGCCGCTGGGCTGGAGGCCGCCGACGCCGACGAGGAGATGGCCGCTGCCACCGAGACGGCCACGGCGGAGATCGTGGAGCAGGTCGACGCGGTCAAGGAGCTGGTCGACAACCTCGACGACATGGTGTCCACCGTGTTCAAGGCACGCGACGCCGAGCGTGACTACGAGGCTGCGCTGGACGACGCCCGCGAGGCGTTGAAACGCAACGGGGCGACGTTGGACATCAACACTGAGAAGGGCCGGGACAACGAGAAGGCGCTGGACCGGATCGCGGAGTCGGCGCGTCTTGAGGCCGCGAGAGTGCTGGAGGCGGCGGAGCGGCAGGGTGACCTGGCGGCCGGGCATGAGGAGGCCACCGACAAGATGAAGGACGCCCGGCGGGAGTTCATCAAGGTCGCCCGCGAGATGGGCCTCACCAAGGACGAGGCGAAGGATCTCGCCGACCAGCTCGGATTGATCCCGGGCAACTACGTGGCGAAGATAGCCGCGGACACGTCGGGGGCGATGCGGCAGGTGGGCGCCTTCCTCACGTGGGTCGATCAGCAGACCGGCCGGGTACGCATCGTCGGTACCGGGTTCGCCGGTGGGTTCGCGCACGGCGGCACGGCCCCGGCGGGTAGTACGGCGGTGGTGGGTGAGCGTGGCCCGGAGCTGGTGCGTTTCGGCGCGGACGCGCGGGTGTTCAGCAACAGCGACACGGTGGGGATGCTGCGGCAGGCGCTGCGTGGTGGTGACGGTGCGTCGTCCGTGGTCCGTGGTGGTCTGGATGTGCGGCTGCTCATCGACTCGGGTGGCACCGAGTGGGACGAGGCGCTGGCGGCGAGCCTGCGCCGGTCGCTACGTAAGAACCCGGCGCTGCGCGCGGACTTGAAGGCGCTCTGATGCCGAGGGTCGCCGCGACGTTCGACCTGTTCTACTCCGGCGTGTGGAACGCCATAACGTCGTTCGTGTACACCCGCGACGGGGTGTCGATCGTGCGTGGCCGTTCGGATGAGGCGGGCGGTCCGGAGCCGGGCACGATGCGGTTGACGTTGAACAACCGCGACGGCCGGTTCTCGCCGCGTAATCCACGCTCACCGCTGTTCGGTCTGATCGGCCGCAACACGCCGATCCGGGCCAGCGTGGACGGTGACGTGCGGTTCGTCGGCGAGGTGTCCGAGTGGCCGCCGGAGTGGGACGCGTCCGGCAACGACGTGTATGTGCCGGTGGAGGCGTCGGGGATCCTGCGCCGGTTGGGGTCCGGTGCCAAGCCGCTGGAGTCGCCGCTGATGCGGCACTACCTCGGCTTCGGCGAGTCCCTGGTGGCGTATGTGCCGCTGGAGGACGGCAGTGACACGGTGCGCATGGGCGCCAACGTGGTCGACGGCGCTTCGGCGATCAGGTACGACATCTCCGGCGACCGTGCCCCGGGTTGGGCTCGGGACGACACGTGCCCGGGGTCGGCGCCGCTGCCCGAGTGGACACCGATCGAGTACTTCGGCTGGTCGGTCGGCGCGAGCGTCCTGCCGCACACCGGCGACCGGTGGGAGGTCCACGTCACGTTCCGCGCGCCGTCGGGTACGGCGTCCGTGGTGCTGTGCGAGTGGCGCACCGAGGGCAGCGTCACGGACTGGGAGCTGCGGGTCGACTCGTCGGGCGACCTGGAGCTGTTCGGCACCGACGGCGCCGACACACCGACCACGGTGACGGTCAGCGGGTCGTCGCTGGGCGCGGTAGACGACGGGGTGTGGCGTACGTGCGCGGTCACGGGTGTGGACGACCCCGGGTTCGGCATGCAGATCTTCATCCGCATCCCCGGCGTCGTAGCGGCGTTCGGTAACCCGTCGGGTCCGACCATCGGCCGGGTGACCGCGATCCGGCCGCGGCCCATGTGGCAGAGCGCCCCACCGGGCGGGGCGGAACCTATCGGGTTGGGGCACATGGCGGTGTCGTCGCGGGCGCACATGCCGCTTGGTCCGGCCGACGGGCACGCCGGTGAAGGCGCCCCGGACCGGTTCCTGCGGCTGTGCCGTGAGCGGTTGGTGCCGGCGCGGCTGGTGTCGGTGCCGGCCACCGTCCTAGACGAGTTCGACCGCACGGAGACGGGCGGGTGGGGTGACGCGGACACCGGGCAGACGTGGACGGTACAGGAGGGTTCGGCCGCCGATCTGTCCGTGACAGATAGCGCCGGGGTCATCGACATGGCCATGGTGCCGGGGCATGTGGTCACCGCGGCGGCCGGGCTGCGGGATGTGCTGGTGCAGGCGGTGGTGTCACCCGGGCAGGTGGCGGCCGGCGCGTCGTTCAACGTGTACGTCGCGGGCCGGGCGGTCGATGAGGACAACTTCACCGCGGCCCGGCTGGCGTTCAACACGACGGGTCTGATGGTCGCCGCGGTCGTGCAGTTCGTCGCCGGCACGCCCAGCGTGCTCACCGCGCCGGAGGTGGCGGTCCCGTTCCCGTACGCGGCCGGGTCCCGGTTCGTGGTGCGGGTGGCGATGGTCGGCACCACGGTGGAGATGCGGGTGTGGGACGCGGATCTGCTGGGTGTGGGCAACCTGCGGACCGCCTCCGGCGCCACCCTGGCCTCCGGCGACGTGGGTATCGCCTCGCTGTTGGATGTCGGCAACACGAACACGGACCCGACCGTCGCGGTGGAGGAGTTCCACGCCGAGGCGTGGGTGGAGCCGACCCGGCTGGGTCCGCAGCAGCGGGACACGTTCCTGACGCTGCTGGGGCAGGTCGCCAAGGCCGACCTGGGTGTGCTGGCGGAGACCCGCGACCGGTGCGGGCTGACGTTCCGGGTCCGGCACTCGCTCTACAACCAGCCCCCCGCGTTGACGCTCGACTACACGGCACGGCAGGTGTCGCCACCGTTCCACCCGACCGAGGACGACCGGTTGCTGACCAACGACGTTACGGTGTCGCGCATCGACGGGTCGTCGTCGCGGACGGTGCTGGAGTCGGGCATGCTGTCGGTGCAGGACCCGCCGGACGGTGTCGGTCCGCTCGACACGGCGGTCGCGGTCAACGTCGCCTCCGATGAGCAACTGTCCGGCCAGGCCGGTTGGCGGCTGCACCTCGGCACGTGGGACGAGGCACGCTGGCCGCAGATCACCGTGGACCTGGCCGCGAGGGCGTTCCGCGACAGCCAGGCACTGACCGACGCCGCCGCGGCGGTGCTCGAGGGTGACGTGGTCGCGGTGACCGGCCTGCCGGACTGGCTGCCGCCGGAGACGGTGCGGGCGTTGGTGCTGGGCTACCGCGAGCTCTTCGACGACACGCTGCGCCGGATTGTGTGGGCCGCCTCGCCGGCCGGCCCGTTCACGGTGCTGGAGTGGGCCGCGCAGGGTTCGACCCCGGACCCGGACGCGCCGAGCCGCTGGGATTCCGACGGCTCAACGGTGGCGTCCGACTTCGACGCGGGCACGGACACGTCGCTGTCGGTGGCGGTGGCGGGCGGCTCGCCGTTGTGGACGACCGACTCGGGCGACCTGCCGCTGGACATCATGGCCGCCGGGGTGCGGCTGCGGGTCACCGCGATCAGCGGGTCGTCGTCGCCGCAGACTTTCACGGCGACCGCTACCCCGGTCAACGGTGTGGAGAAGACGATTCCGGCCGGGAGCGCGGTGCGCCTGTTCGCGGCCGTGCCGTGGGCATTGTGAGGAGGGCATGGTGGCAGCGGTAGCGGGGCAGGTGGCCACGGCCGGGCGGGTGCCCGGTGAGCGGATCGCGACCACCACGGTCACATCGGACAGTTCGACGTTCACCACCACCGAAACGGAGGTGGCCAGCGTCACCGCGGCGTTGGTGTCGGGGCGCACCTACCGGGTGCGGTACGCGGCCCGGTTCGGCAGCACGGTGGCTGCCGATTGGCTGAAGGCGTCGATCCGCGAGGACGACACGTCGGGGACAGTGCTCACCAACGACAACATGATCCTGGAGCAGACATCCACGTCCGGATGGCCGGTGGCCGGCGAGGCCGAGTACACCGCCGCGTCGACCGCCGACAAAACGTTCGTGTTGACCGGTGACCGGATCTCGGGCACCGGCGACTGCCGGCTGGAGGCCGCGGCCACCCACCCGACCTACCTGACCGTGGACTACATCCGCTAGGCCGGCCGGCCGCTACTTCCCCTCCGGAGGATGTGACGACCGGCCGACAGTTCACAGTGACGCATAGACGCAAGTAGCGCAATGAGGAGGTGCCCGTGAGCTATGCCCCCGCGCCGCTGCTGGAGGCACGTACCTACCTGCTGGCGCGCACCGGCCTGGCACCGGCCGCGGTCGGGATCGTCGGCGACCAGGCGCACGGATACGGCTACCACCTCGGCAGGGACCGGCTACCGTCCGGCGACTACAGCACCCGCACCGCCCGCGACATCGCGGGGCTGTCCGACGCGGCGGCCGCCCTGGACATCGGCCAGTACGGCGGGCTGTGGCGGCTGACCGAGCACCTGGTCCACGAGGCGCGCAACGGCAGGCTGCCGGACGTGCGGGAGATCATCGGACCGCTGCGCGACGGACGCGCCTACCGCTGGGACCACCTGGCCAACTGGACGGCGGTGCGGCGGGCGGAAGGTGACAGCCACGAGGGGCACATCCACCTCAGCTACTACCGTGACAGCGAGCGCCGGAGCAAGCTCGCGCCGTTCGTCGCGTTCTTCGGCGACTCGGGAGGGATCATGGCACTGCCGCGCAAGGGCGACAAGGGTGACGAGGTCGAGGTGGTTCAGCGGATGCTGGACGCGCTCGGGTACGAGGTCGGCGAGTTCGACGGGGCGTACGGCCCGAAGACGGAGACCGCGGTGGCGGCGTTCCGCCACGACCGCGACTCCAGCCTGACCAACGGGGACCGGGTGACCCCGTGGACGTTCCACCACCTGCTCCGCGCGACCGGCGGCGGGGAGCCCGGTCCGGCCGGTCCGCCGGGGCCGAAGGGCGACAAGGGTGACCGGGGTCCGGCCGGTCCGGCTGGCGAGCCCGGTCCCGCGGGTCCGGTGCCGAGCGTCGGCACGCTGCGCATGACCGTGGACCTGGCGGAGTAGATCCGTGCCCGACCCGTCCGCGTTCCTGCCCGAGCTGGTCACCGGCGGCACCCTGACCGGTGTGCTGTTCTGGCTGCTGTGGGCGTTGACCACCGGCCGGCTGTGGACCGGCGGGCAGGTCGACCGGGTTCTGACCTCGAAGGACCGGCAGATCGACGACCTGACCGGCCAGCGGGACGACTGGCGGGGCACGGCTAGGACGGAGGCGGCGCGTGGCGACATCCTGGCACGCAACCAGGAGCGGACCCTGGAGCTCCAGGCCCGCACCGGGGCGCTCCTCGAGTCATTGGTGGCGGCGCGGGGTGGCTGAGCGGTGGTGGCGCAGGCTGATACGCCGCCCGGCGGTACCTGAGCCCAAGGTGGTTGGCAACGGGGAGGCGGCGGCGCGGGCCCGCGCGGCGGCTGAACGCAGGCTGCGGGACACGTTGGCGCGGCAGCGTGACGTGGACCAGCGCATCGACACCCTCGCCGCGGACCTGCAGCGGGCGATGCGGAGGCGGCCGGCGTGATCTGGCGGGTGCTGGAGGTA